CACAGTTGATTGGGGCGATGGTTTTATTGAAAATGTTGCAAGTAATGTCACAGCGCAACATAACTATGTGTTTAGTAATCTCTCGGCATCAACAGAAATTGGGCCTGTTGGTTCTAAAATGCGGCAGGCAATGATTGTCATAACTCCGCAAGCGGGACAAAATCTTACACTTATTCAGTTCAATTTCAAGCACACATCAGTTAATGCAACACAATATACAACACCAATTCTTGAAATTACTCTATCGGCTCCAAATTGCACTACACTACTAATTGGAGGGACAACAGGGAATTTAAGGTTGCTAGAACAATGCACTATTTTATCACATAAAGCAACAGGTTTAGCCAATCTATTTCAAAATTGCTCTGCGCTCCAAAGTGTTCCTTTGTTTAACATCTCGCCAGCAAACACCGTTGGTAGTATGTTTTTAGGTTGTGCCTCGCTTCGCAGCGTTCCTCTATTTGATCTTTCTAATGTGCCAAACATAAATGGTATGCTTAGTGGCTGCTCATCGCTCCAAAGTGTTCCTCTATTTAATACTGCGGCTGCTACAAACATGAGTGGTATGTTTCAAAGTTGCGTTTCACTTCAGAGCGTCCCCTTGTTTAATACCTCGCTGGTATTAAACATGAGTATCATGTTTCAAAACTGCACATCGCTTCAAAGTGTTCCGTTGTTTAATACTGCGCTCGTGACAAATATGAGCAGTATGTTTCAAAATTGCGTTTCACTTCAAAGCATTCCAGCCTTTAATTGCTCCAGCGCAACAAACATGGCTTCTTTTGCTGCAACTTGTCAGGCACTCAAGCGTTGCAGGGCAACCGGAATAAAAAGCACTGTTTCATTTTTAGCCTCCACTCTTAGTCCAAATAATCTTAACGAGATTTACACCAATTTAGCTAATTTAACCTCACTACCAACACAAACTATAACTGTCACAAGCAACTATGGCACAGCCAGCGATGACATTGCAATTGCCACAGCAAAAAATTGGACTGTTACTGGATAATTTTATGGAAAACACATCTGGATTTTATAAAGAAGAAAACGGTGAGTTAATTTGTGGGCCAAATTTTGTATTAAACAAAAATTTTGAACTATACAAAGAAACGCACGATGAATATACATATCCAGTAGACGGATGGTATTGGTTTGATTCTGAAACTGAGGCAAGGCGTTTTTTAATACCTTCTGAGCAATGAGCGACATCGGCAAACATTTTGATTTCGGCCTCAAAATCGCCACAACGGTCGCCCTCCTCGCTGTGGCTCTCCTCGGCACCAAGTTTGTGACGAAGGAAGAGTTTACAGCAGCAAACACGCGAATCGAGAAGATCGAGGCTGTCCTTATCCGCATGGAGCAGAACGCCGTAACGGACGCTAGGCACGATAATATCCTCAACGACCACGAAAACCGCATCCGCACACTCGAACGCAAATGAGTAAAGTCCTACTATTTTGTATCACATTAGTATTAACCGGCTGTGTCAGCATCCCCATCCCGCCGATTGGCGATCGGGTAGGGGAGTTAGGCAACCTCAAACTCAGCGTCGTGGTCGCTTACGAGCCCAAATCCTCCCCCGAACGACCGCCGAGCGATTCCATGCAATTTGCATGGGAGCAATTCGGCTTAACGCAACCCAAACTGCTAAAAGACAAATGAAAATCGTAAACATCGTCATCGAACGGCTTAGTGAAAATTCCACTTGGCGCGGGGTCATCCTCGTCGTCACGGCCCTAGGGCTTCGTTTGGAGCCAGAGCTTCAGAATCAAATCGTCGCCGCGGGCCTCTCGCTTGTTGGCATCATCAACATTATCCGCAAGGGTAAGTGACGAGCGATCAAATCCAACGGATGCAGCGCCGGATCGGCGTCGTGCCGGACGGGTTCTGGGGCCCCAAGTCCCAGGCCCGTTGCCGCGAGCATCTTCGCTCGCTCATGCCAAGCCCGAACCCATGGCCGCACTCCACGCAAGCGGCGCTCCGTGAGTTCTATGGCGAACCTGGGGATGAATCGAACCTTGTCACGATCGAGTTTCCATTCCCCATGTATTACGGCGGGAAGCCCGTCAAAAAATCCCGCTGCCATTTGAAGGTCGCGCCCTCCCTGACACGGGTTCTCCAAGCGATCGGGAGCCTGCACGGCAAAGATCGCGAGGTCATGGAAGAGGCCGAGGACTACGGCGGTATCTTCAACTTTCGACAAAAACGCGGCGGAAACTCGTTTTCTGTCCATGCTTGGGGGGCGGCAATCGACCTCGATGCCGACGACAACACTTTTCGAGACACCTGGCCTTTGAAGGCCGATATGCCCCTAGAGATCATGGAGGCTTTTGCCCGCGAAGGCTGGCAAAGCGCCGGAGCCTTTTGGGGATACGATAGTATGCACTTCGAGGCGACCCGCCCTAGGGCTTGAATTTATGCCAAAAAAACAACCCGCAGCTAACAATGTGTGGCAGGAGATTGAACGCTCCTCCACGACTCGCGCCCACCGCTCCGAGGTGGACGACCTGAAAAAACAAATCGCAAGCTACCAGCAAGCGATCGAAGAGTTGAGCGCCAGCATGGATGTCGCGTCCCTGCTAAAGGAATCCCCCTCGGGCAACCGCACCTACGCCATCGAGCGCAAAGGCAAATCCTCCACGGAATCCGCGGCGGTGGTGGTGGCGAGTGATTGGCACTGCGAGGAATCGGTCGATCCGCGCACGGTCTCGCACCTCAACACTTTTAACTTGGAGGTCGCCGATCAACGCATCGAGCGGTTTGCCAAGTCGGCGATCCGACTCCTTGAAATCCAGCGCGGCGGCTGCGACATCCCGATTTGTATTCTCGCTCTTTTGGGCGATTTGATGTCCGGTTTTATTCACGAGGAATTGCGAGAGGAGAACGAACTCACTCCCACGCAGACTGTTCTGTGGCTCAAGGAGCGCGTGGCGAAATTCATCAACACCTTCCGAAAAGAGGGGAACTTCGACCACATCATCATCCCTTGCTCGGTCGGCAACCACGGGCGCACGACGATCAAGCCGCGCCATGGCACGAGTTGGAAGAACTCTTACGAATGGCTCCTTTACAAAATCTTGGAGCAGGAGATCACCGACGGGGTGACATGGGTGATTGGGGAATCATATCACACCTACCTCGATGTCTATGGCAAGACCTTCCGCCTGCATCATGGGGATGGATTGAAGTTCCAAGGGGGCGTGGGCGGGTTGACCATACCCGTAGAAAAGGCGATTTCCAACTGGAACAAAGGCCGCGTGGCGGACCTCGATATTTTCGGACATTGGCATCAAAGCCAACAGAATCCGAAGTGGGTATCGAACGGGAGTCTCATCGGCCACAACGCTTACAGTATCGCCATCAAGGCTCCCTATGAGCCACCACAGCAGACGCTCTTTCTTTTCAATGCGAAGCGCGGACGCACCGGCACCTGGCCCATCTTTTTAGAAGATTAACCTACAACCTATGAATCCTTGGAAAGCACTCGTCGTTAAACACAAAGCCAAAAGCGTCAAACCCGTCCCCGAAGGATGGCTGACCCGAGCCCAAGTCGCCGAGAAAATCGGATGTGCAGAAAGCCGCGTCAATGAAAACCTTCGCTCCGCCATCAAAGCCAAAGATGTGCTGGTGGACAAATTTCCAATCTGGGATGCGATTGAAGGTAAGGTGGTCACAATACAATGCTATTCGATTAGCTCTCGCAAACCTGCGGAAGCAGCCCCGACGAAAAGCAAGCCTGGGCGCTGGCCTTTCCCTGTGGGAACCCAGGTGCGCCGGTATGACGGCACTGAAACGGGGGTTGTGATTTCTGGCGGACGCATTGAGTGGGCGAACGGACGCATCAGCACGCCCCAGGGGAGTTCCACAAAAAAGATTCTCGCAGTGTGAAAAAGACCTCCGGCAAGGTTCGCATCCGTGGAAAGTGGTGGAAAATCGAAATCAAGCGCCTTGCGCCGATTAAGAAAGATGGGCGTTGGAATCCCCTTCACGGGCTGTGCGACTACGCCCAACGGACGATCTATCTGAACCCGCAGTTCAACATGAAAGCCACTCTGCGGCATGAAGTAACCCACGCCTGCCAGCCCGACCTCGATGAGCCCACGGTGGAGGAAATTGAAGACGCCCATGAAAATGCCGATAAAGTTTTTGAAAAATTGGTTGCCGGTTGTTAATAACCTTGTAGAATAATAACCCATGTTGCTTGTCATTCCGTTCTCGCAAAAAGCCCTCCCTCTGTATCAGCACATCTTCTCCCTGGGGGGCGTGGCGATGCACGATGCCTTGCTAGTCGGAGGGAACCGCGATGTCGCTGAGATCGAGAAGGCGCTCAACCTTTTGAAGGGAGCTTTTGCGAATGCGGACATTTTCACGGGCGACCATGTTTACAACTCACGCAACAAGCTCTTTCACGACACGGCGCACTACCTCGACCTCATGGGCTGCACCGACCCGTGGTATTGGTTCGACGAGACTTGTTGCCCTCTGCGCCCTTCGTGGCTAACGGAGATTGCGAAGGAGTATTTCGTCGCGAAGATGCCCTACCTCGGAGCCATGGAGCCAAGCGTGGAGCGCGACCCTGCCACAGGAAAGATGCGGCAGGAACCCCCGCGGATCATCGCCTCCTCGATCTACCCGCCCGATCTTTATCTGCGATCCACCCTGATCCGCCGCTTGGGCTACGGCCCGAAGGAGACGCCGTGGAATGTGCAAATGCGATTCGAGATGCGCCGTGATTCGGCAGTCTCAAAGCTGATCCAAAACCAAGCAGGCACCTCCGAATACCGCGGCGGCGCGGATGGAAAGTATTTTTTCAAAGAAGCCCCTGGCGTGAACGCCGAACCAATCGCCCCACAGACCGCCGTGATCGCCGGAGTCGCCGATGGCTCGGTGCTCGAAATCCTCAACCCCAAGCCCAAACCGGCAAAGAAAAAGACTGATGAACCTGAACCACTCTCCGCTTGAACTGAAGGGGCTTGACCCCGTGACCGGCGAAGCCCCTTGCGCCCGCGTGGGCGATGTGGACGCCGCCCGCTCGATTTACCTCTCGCTCAAAAAAGCCGACGAGGGCAGCAGCCGCAACCGCGCTCTGATCGACGGGATGTTCAACGGAGCCCCGCCTTTCAACGCCAACGACCTCAAAGAAGTCGGGCAGGGGGAGCGCACGAATTTGGATTTTGGCGAAGCTGCCGCGCTCAAGGATCAAGCCCTCGCAGGCTACTACGACTTGACGAACTCGGTCGATATGCTCGCCCGCGTTCGCACCACCTACGGAAGCCCCGAGCAAGCCGCCGAGTGGAGCGAAATCATCGGCGAGGAGTTCCACCGCACCCTGCGTGGATGGAGCGAGTTTGAATTTAACCACCAGCGACTCTCGGATTTTTTTGTGACCCATGGTGTCGGTGTCGCGTATTTCGAGGACGAACTCGATTGGCGTTGGCGCGTAACGGGGCTCAATGAATTTCGCATCCCCCGAGGCACACGAGCCAGCGAGGCCGAGATCGAAGTCGCTACGGTGGACCGCGAATACCGCTCCGACGAGCTTTACGGATTTATTCGCGACCCCGAGATCGCCGCCTCTCTGGGGTGGGATGTTGCCACGGTAAAAGAAGCCCTGAAGCGGGCTTGCGCCCAAGACACCACAACCTCCCTAGGGGACTGGGAGAAACTGGAGGTAGAGCTAAAAAACAACGACATCCTTTACGGAACTGCCAAGAGCAAGGTCGTGAAGGTCGTTCATATGTGGGTGAAGGAATTTTGCGGGTGCGTCTCGCATTTGATTTTCCTGCAAGAGCCACTCCCCACCGATGTCGGCGCGATGAAGGAGAGTTTTCTTTATCGAAAAGAAAAGCGGTTCGACTCCCCGACGCAGTGCTGGGTGACTTTCACCTACGGCGTCGGTAACGGCACCTACCACGGCATCCGCGGGCTGGGCTTCAAAATCTACCCGCACATTCAAGTGCTGAACCGCCTGCGTTGCGGCATGGTGGATGGGGCGCTCCTCTCCTCCTCGCTCATCGTGCAGCCAAGCGATAGCAGCACCCGCGCTCTCGATGACCTGACGCTCACCTACTACGGCCCCTACGCCCTCTTCCCGCCTGGCTTGAAGATCGTGGATAAAGCCGTGCCGAATTTACAACAGAACATCATCCCCGTCATCAACGACATGGCGATGCAGATGAGCAACAACACGGGGGCCTACCAGACCCGCGCCAACACGGGCGACAGCAACCAAGCCCGCACCGCCTACGAGGTGAAGGCGCAGTTGCAGAAAGAAGCCGTGCTGTCCAACGCCTCGATCAATTTGTTCTACCATCCTTGGAAGCGCATTCTCACCGAGGTCTTCCGCCGTCTCACCCGCCGCGATTACAACGCTCGCGAACCAGGCGGCAAGGAAGCCGTTGAGTTCCGCAAACGCCTTCTCAAACGCGGAGTGCCCGAGGAAGCGATTCACCGCGTCATCAATGTCGAGCCCGTGCGAGCGATCGGCTACGGAAGCCCCGCGATGCGTATGGCGGCGATCGACGAAACCATGTCGATCTTCGGAAGCCTTGATGAAATGGGACGCATCAACCTCCTCCGCGACCGAGTGGCAGCGCGGTTCGGGCAGGAAGTCGTGGACCGCTACATCCCAGCCCCGCAGACAACGCTGCGCCCGCCGTTGGATTTCAAGATTGCAGTCTTGGAGAACGCGACGATGTCCTCGGGAAGCCCGATCCCCGTGAGCCCTGGGGAGAACCATTTCATCCACGCCTCCACCCACCTCAATGCGGTGGATCAACTCGATCGCGCCGTGGCCGAGGGAGCAAGCAACCCGATGGAGGCATTGAGTGCCTTCCAAATGTTCCTTCCGCACCTAGGCGAGCATTTGGCTCAACTTGGCAGCGACCTCGTCCGCAAAGACCAAGTCGCCCTTATGCGCCAGCGACACCAGCAACTCACCGCGAGCGCCCAACGCCTCGCCGACGAATTGCAGGCGATGCAGGAGAACCAGCAGAAAGCCCAACAAGCAGAAGCCGAGCGCCAACAGACCGCGCTCATGGCTGAGTATCAGGCAATGCAGAAGAAGCTCGCCGAGTCCGAGCAGTTGAGCCCCGAAGCCCAGCAACGCCTCATGGAGCGCCGCGCCGAGCTTCAAATGAAAATCGAGAAGCACCAAGCCGACCTGCAAATGAAGGACGCGCAGACCGCTCAGAAGCTCGCTTTGGAAGACGCCAAAGCCGCCGCCAAGATTCGTGCCACGACCGCAGCCAGCATCCCGCAACCATGAGAGACTACCGATCCGAATACGACAACTACCACGCCCGCCCCGATCAGAAGAAGAAACGGGCGAATCGCAACGCCGCTCGGCGAAAGCTGGCGTCAGAGGGCCGTGTGAAGAAAGGCGACGGGATGGATGTCCACCACAAGGACGGCAACCCGCTCAACAACAACCCTGGCAACCTGCAAGCCCTGCGGGCCAAGATCAATCGCTCATTGAAATAAATGCCGACCGCGCTGGATAAGGCAAAAAGTTTGCTCACTGAGACTGCGAAGTGGGCCAAGAAAGGCTTCAAGCTCGCCTCGGGAGAAGTCATCACGAAGCGTTTCGAGCAGTGCCAAGCGTGTCTGTTTTGGAACTCGAAAGCGTGGGGCGGCTCCGGCAAATGCACGGTCTGCGGTTGCTCGACCAAGGCCAAACTCGTTCTCGAAACCTCCAAATGCCCGAAAGGGAAATGGTAAATGGGCCGCTTTCTTTTCAATCCGTTCACGAAGAATTTCACGGTGATCCCGAAGCCGCAGGCCGATGGGTTTTATCAACTCGCTGCCCGCAATGGAAAGTTGGAGTGGGTGAAGCGGGAAGACCCGATGGCGAAGACGGTGGCGATCGGGTTTACCAGCACCGCGACCCGTGAAGTTTCCTCCGTGGGAATCCTCCCTAGGGTGGTGATCGCCCGCGCCGACGCGGCCTATGTAAAAACGATCGACGAGCCTGGAACCTACACCCATGAGGTTTTGATCGACGACACGGCCAGCAGCACCGCCTCTTACGCGGTCGGCGTGTATCTCGCCCCCGACCAAACCGCCGCGATCAATATGCTCCCGAGCACTGCCATCACCGCAACTCCGGTGGCGGACAGCGACGGGAACAATGTCGCGTTTATCTATGTGATGACCTTCACGGGTGACGCCTCCGTGAATGTCGAAGCCTACGACTCACCATGACCACGATTGAAACCTTCCGATCCAGCGAGGTGCTGACCAGCGCCTTCGCCGACCTATTGAAACGCCCTGAGATGAAAGCCGCCGTCGAGGCGTTGCGCCATTTGGGGTGCCCCAGGGAGATCGCTCCGCCGACCGGCGTGGGGTTTTCTGAATGGAACAGCCACCAGAACACCCGCTTCGAGGGCTTCAACCAAGCGATCGACGCGCTACTCGCCCTCGGCGTGCCAACCAAACCCCGCAAGAGCGATAACGACCTCATGCCCACCCTCGAACCCGAGGATTGATTTATGTCAGACACCAACGAAACCACACAGACAACGCCCGCGCCTGAAGGGGAACCCCAAGGCAAGGGAGGAATGATGAGCTTCGACGCCGCCGCGAGTATCGCGGATGCTTTCGCCAAGCTCAAAGACGGCGATGCCGCCCCCGACGCGCCGATCGAAACTGAGCCGACAGGGCCCACAAACCACTCTGGGGAGAAAGGCCCCGAGGGCGAGCCAGGCAAGCCCGAGGAGAAGGAGATTAAAGTCCCCACCTCGGACGACCTCGCCAAGTTACGCGGGAGAAAGTCCGCCCCGAAAAAGGATGAGACTCCTGCTGAACCTACCGAGGAAAAAGGGCTAGAGAACGCCAGCGAGAATGCGAAGAACGCCTTCGCCGCAATGCGAAAGGACCTCAAGGCCGAGCGGGAAAAAGCCGCTGCGCTGGAATCCCGACTCGCCGATCTTGAAAAAGCCAAATCCGAGACCAACCCCGAGGAGGTTCAGCGACTTCGCCAACTCAACGAGGAATACGAGCGGGAGCTTCAAGTCGCCCGTGTCGAAGCCACCAAGGAGTTCAAGGACGCCGTGGTCGCCCCCATGCAAGCAATCCGCGAGTCGATCAGCCAGATCGCCTCGAAATACGAGATTGTGGAAGCCGACATCGTCAATGCCTTCGCCGAGTCCGACGCCAGCGCCCGCGCCGACAAACTCAGCGATCTTGCGGCGGGAATGAACGACCGCGATAAATTCACCCTTTACGACTTGGAGACCCGCTTTGCCAAGGTGCAAGGCACCCGACAGAAAGTGGTGAACAACGCCAAGCTCGCCCTCGAAAAAATCGAACAACACCGCGAGGAGCAGTCCAAACACCAAAAGGAAGAATACGGCAAGCGATACAACAGCGTGGTGGACAAGGTCATCGAGGAGGGCCGACAGGCCGTGCCGCTCCTGCGCCCGATCGACGGCGACGATGAGTGGAACGGGCAACTCGCCGGAGCGGAAAAGTTTGTTCGCGAACTCGACTTCGACGGCCTCAACGAGGATTCCCGCGCCCGTGTGGCCTACCGCTCCGCGGTGGCTCCTGTCATCTACGGCCAGTTCGTTTCGCTCTACAATCGCTATCAGGAACTTGAGAAGTCCCTGGAGAAATACCAGAAAGCTACCCCCAAGGCGGGCGGAGGCGGCAGCGCCCCAGCGGCCCCAGCCAAAGAGGAGTTCGAGGATTTCATGTCGGCGCTGAAAGCCAATCTGCGCTGATCGTAGCTTCCCCCTCCCCAAACCCCACAGGGACTCGGTCTCTGTGGGGTTTTTCTTTTTCGCAACTCTTTGAAAATTGTCTATTGACTTTGCAGGGTTGCAGGGTTATTACATTCCCGACGCTACTTGCAGGCGGTAACTGCATGAACATTACTGCGTGTAATCCGACCCCCGCACGGAAAAAACAAACGAGGCGTAATAACCTCACAACACAACCTTTCTGTTTTTTCTATTTTTATGGCAGCACTACAAAATATCGAACAACTCTTCGTGGAATGGGGCGGTCTCATCCGCAACAATGTCGCGAAGAACATCGTAACCTCCGACTTCTACCTCAAATATCTTCCCAAAGATAAGTGGGTGGATGGTCAGGGCAACGCAGTCAGCTACCCCATTTTCGAGCGTTCGCTTTCCAGCGCCGCGGTCTCGACTCCAGGTGGCGTGATTTTTGAGAACTGGACTTCTTCGGGCGGCGATGGCGACAACGCCACCAAGAGCGGCACCTACACCGCTTCCCCGAATAACTCCAACCTCGTTGGAGCCAATGGCGGGGCCCTCCCTCGCACGGGTATGCTCGGCGGCGGAAGCCAAATTGTCGGTCAAAAGATCGACAGCTTCGGCGTGACCGTTCGCACCATGAGCCTCAAAAAGGCGGCTCTCAACAGCCCCGACATCAACCTCGATGACCTCCAATTCGCTTGGCAGGTTGAGGACCAGGTCAAAAATGTGATCCGCGTCCTTTCCGAGAACACCAAGTATGTCTGGACCAACACCTACCAAGACGAGTATGTCAACGCCTGCGGCCAAAAATCCGTGGCGGTTGTCAACTTCGACCCCAACACGGCTGACTTTGCCGCCACTCCGGCGACCTCGAAGCTCACCTGGGGCATCCTCGAAGCGATTTACGAGCAACTCGGATACAACGGCGGGTCGATCAACCCGTTCGCCCGCGTGGACGAGATGACTCCGATCTACGCCGCGGTCGGCGAGCGTTACACCTTCAGTGATCTGAAGCGTCAAGACGCTAATGTCCGCGACGACTTCCGCTATGCCTACATGGGCAATGGCGACAGCAACCCGATGCTTTCGGCCCCAGGGCTGAACGCCATCTACCGTGGTTTCAAATTCTTCACCGTGGAGCTTCCTCCTCGCTATGAGTTTGACGCTGTTGCTGGTGACTGGGTCCGTGTGTTCCCATACGAGCCAATCGCGACCTCGCGTGGAATGCGTTGGGAGATCAGCGCCCGTTACAAGGCCGCTGCCTACACCGACACCGTGATTTACCATCAGGATGTTATGAAAGTCCTCACTCCTTCGCCCCGCACAAGCAAGGGCGGCATGACCTACAACCCATCTTATAGCTGGGCGGGCGAGTTCGTGTGGAGGAACATCCCTGACCGCGAGAGCAACATCGACGGTTCGACCGGCTTCTTCCGTGCGCTTTACGCCTACGGCTCGAAAGTCGAGCGCCCCGAGTTGGGCTTCGTGGTTCGCCACCTCCGTTGCGTGGATCGTGCAACCGATCTCACCGACTGCGACGGCGACGCTGTCTGCCCTCCGGCTCCCTGAGTAGGTAAGCCCTCAAACACCGCCTCCTTGCCCTAGGGCGAGGGGGCGGAATTGAGGTTTGACCAACACATCAAACCCGACCAACCCAAATGATTAAATTCCCGATGCCGGAAGGCTACACACTCCCCGAGGGAGCCGACAAAGGCACCTTCGAGGCCCTTGCAACTTTGGAAGTCGATGGCGACAACCTCGTGCTCACCGCGATTGACGGCCTTCCCGTCGGCGGCGAGGGCGAGACGGAAGAACCCGAAGAAGACGAAGCCTACGCCGAGGCCACGGACCCCGACACTGGGGATTTCCAAAAAGCAATGGCGATGGGCATGGAGCGATAACCTCAACACATAATAAAACTATGGTAGAAGCAATGGCAGCAGGAGCCTTGATGGCTCATAAAGGGCTGATGAAAGGTAAATCCCCTGGCGTTCGCGCTTCGGGGCCTTTTCAAAAGCAAATCAACCAAGCCAACGCCGCGGCGATGTCCGCCAAGATGCGAAACCAATCCATTTCTGGCGGGATGAAAGTGGCAGGTAAAGCTCTCGGAAGCGCATTTGGTAAAGCCGGACGGTAGTTCTCCATGATCGCCGACAAGCTCAGGCTCGTAGATGGGTTTCGTGGGCTTCCTGGCGGAATGGACGGGAGCCAGGACCCAGTCTTGACGCCCGAGACTTCGGTTTACTACGCCGAAAATGTGGTCTTCCGCGGAGGGGCGGGGCCACGGACCCGTCCAGGGTTTCATTATGTGGACCTCTTCGGCACTTTCACCTCCGTCAACGGGGGCACGGGGTTTTTAACTGCTGCCACAACCGTCCAGTGCGCGAAGGTCTTCAACCCTCCGAATCGCGAGCCGGTGATGGTCTTTGTGGCGGATGGCAAGGTGCTTGCCATTGATCTCGTTGGAAACAAAGTGACTTATGTGGACACGGACCAGAGCAACGCTGGGGTGCCGGACTTCGCTAACAAAACTGCCCCTTGCTACGCTTGCCAAGTCGAAGAGTTCTTGGTGATTCAAGACGGGGTCTCGACGCCTCGGGTCTTGGTTTTCACCGACTCCACGACGATGCGCCTGAACTTGGCGACGCGCTACTCGACGGAAACGCCGATACCCGTCGGGAAGCAGATGGCTTACGGGCATGGACGATTGTTTGTAACCACTCCGAACGGGCGGGAAATCACGGCGGGCGACATCGCTTTTGGGGGGAGCCTGACCGCGAAAGACATCGTCTCCTCTTCCGACGACGACCAAGTCGTCATCACCACCGCGACGGCGCACGGCTGGAGTGTCGGCGACTATGTGACAATCACGGGGCATAGCTCGCTTCCGGCGATCAACGGCACTTTCAGAATCGAAAGCCTCCCAGCCACAGATAAGTTCACGATCGCAGCGGCGGTCGGCGTGCCAGGCTCGGGCGGGCAGGCGACGAAGTTCAATGCAGGAACTTCCTCCGACGCGCTCAACTTCAGCGAAAACACTTTTATCAACGAGGGCGGGAATTTTGTGATCCCGCTGGAGATGGGGCCTGTGAAGACGATGGAGTTCCTCCCGATCCAGGATGTGAGCACGGGGCAGGGCGACTTGATTGTCTTCGGTGAACGGGCGGCGACGAGTTTCGCGGTCTCCACGCCGCGCACGCAATGGAAGGAGACGGCAGGGTTCCAGCGTGTGCTGTTCTCCAACATTGGTTCGCTGGCCGAGACGACCTGCACGATCAATGGAGACATTTTTTTCCGATCCCGCGAAGGGAACGGTATTCGCTCCTACCGCAATGCGCGGGCGGAGTTCAGTTCCTTCGGGCAGACACCGATCTCCGCAGAGATGGACCCGATTTTTGACAGGGAGGATTTGAGCAAGCTCTCCCGCGTCTCGATGATTTATTTCGACGACCGCCTGCTTATGACTTGCAAGCCCGCCACGGTGGATGGGCGGCAGGTCTATCGCGGGATCACGGCGATGGATTTCCGCCCCGTGTCGGCCAACAGCGGCAAGGGATATGCAATCTACGACGGGGTCTGGGGCGGACTGCAAGTGGTGACGCTGCTCACGGGGGTATTCAACGACACGCCCCGCGCTTTTGCCCTTTGCTACCACGGCGACGACATCGACCAGCATCAACTTTGGGAGATTACGAAGAACGAAATTCAGGACAAAAATTCCTACGAAGGAAATGAATACCGCCTGATCCGCTCCTTGGTGCTGACAAAAGCCTACGATTTCAAAGCGCCCTTCTCAGAGAAAAAACTCATCCACGGCGATCTGTGGTTCAGCGAGGTGGGCGGGTGGAGCCAGGAGAATAAAAAATTCACCGCCGATCTCAAGTTTCGCCCTGACAACAACCCCAACTGGACGGATTGGGGTGACTGGGAACTTTGTTTTTCGGAGGACAACCCAAACGATCCGGGCGATGAACCTAGGGCGCTCCGGGGATACGCGCCACAACTTCGCGCCGTGGTGCCCGAGGTGACGACCAATGACTTCACCGACCGCACGATCGGGCGTGGGTATGACTTCAAGCTGCGCGTCGAATGGCGCGGGCGGGCGAAGCTGGAAAAGCTCCTCGTTCACTCCCTGCAACTCATCGAGTCCGTCGGAGCTGGGGCGCAGCGCGACACGGGGGGCTGCGTTTTGGTTTTGCCAGACAGCGTCGAGGAGACTTTGGAAAACACCTACGAGGCGTGGGAGCCCGACGGGCAGACGCTCGACTACTTCATTCAACTCACAACCAGCGGCGTGGACTACCTCTCCACTGAAACCGGCGGTCTACTCATCGGCTACCAAAAATACATCTAATGGCAAACTCCACAATCAACGGGCTCTCGGAAGTCACAACCCTCGCAACGAACGATCAGTTCGTGGTCTGGGCGACTTCGGCAAACGGAACGCGAAAAGTCAAAGGGGAGAACCTCGACAAGCTGATCTTCCGGCAACGGTCGGCGGCGACCGATCCTTCGGGAAAGATCGTCCCCATTGTTTCTTATGCGGGCGGAGTTCCGGTGGTGGAGGGAATCACTTTTGAAAATTTCACTGCGCCGCTGAATGGAATCGCTGACGGCGCAGTGACATCCGCGAAGCTCGCACCGTCTGTTCGCGTGAACCCTTGGGCCAATAAAACCGCTAATTACACAGCAGTTGCGAGTGATAGGATTGCAGCGGATACTGGCGCAGGGGCGTTCACAATCACACTCCCCGCCAGCCCCGCTGCGTTGGATTGGGTGCTGATCTCGGACATCGCGAAAAAATGGGGCACCAACAATTTAACGGTGGCGCGAGGCACCAGCTTAATTAACGGGCTGGCGGAGAACCTCGTTTGTGACACCACAGGGGAAATACTGCTGCGCTACGAAGGAACTACTCAAGGATGGAGGGTTTTTGCTTATGGCTACTAGCTTTCAAGCCGCTAAAGAGGCGCTTGCGCCTTATGTGGACAACGGGCTTGACCCCGACAACGCCCGCGTCACGGCAAGGATCAATGAGGCCCAGCGCCGGTTGATTGACCACTACAATTTCCTTTCCCGTCGTGAGGAGTTGGAGAAAGCCGCGCTGGTGTTTGCCGAGGGCGGCACGGGCGGCAGCTTGATTCTTGATGACCTCGATGCGACCAAGGTGATGATTCTCTCCCTGTGGCGCGAAGAGAACAACGAACTCGAAATGGCGACCGCCCTGGAGCAAAAGGCGCTGGCCTTTGTGGAGCGGAACCTTTTGCAGAGCGTGGAGTATGCCCGCCGCGAGGAATTTCAAGGCTTGGAATCCGCGTTTCCCATTACTCAACGCGATGGGCTAGTGGGGCGCATCGGGCTGGAGACTGTGGCCCGCTACCGCCTTTCAGCAAACCGACTTCGCAGCTATGTGCGGCAAGCCTACCGCGACGCCGTGGACCACTATAACTTTGTGATCCGGCGCGAGGCGTTGGACCGCCCGAAGATCGTCTCCAACGACCTGCCGCAAGCCGTTTCTCCTTTAGAAATCTCCCCCGAAGTCGTTCGGGAAATCGTAACCAACCAACTCGCCCAAGACAGGGCATAAAAACTATGGCACAACAACAACAAAACGATAGTGACGCGGTAAGATTGGCGTCGGACCCCACAAAAATCAGCGCCTTCGACCTCATCGAACGCAACATCATGCGCGATGTCGAGGCGGACAGAAAAAGCCAGTTTCAAGCTCTTGAAACCGCCAGCAACCAAAACACCTTTGGGGGGCTGGTAGGCCGCATCGGGCTGGAAACTTTCGACAAATATCGGAATACGCTTGGGCGCGTAGCCAGCTATGTGAATCAAGCGCACCAAATGGCGATCGACCACCACAACTTTCTTGTTCGCCGCGAGGAGTTAAACGAAGCCGGGGCGACGGAAATGGTGTTTACAGCCTACGACATAACAGACGCCGCTGACTCTGCATCGACATTTGACCCTAGGGTGCCTGCGGAGGTGCTTCGCCTTTTGGCGCTGGCGTTGATGATGATGGATGCGGGAGTCCCCGTAGCCGAGGCAGGAGCAATGAAGCAGCAAGCCGTGGCATTGATCGAACGCAATGTCACGACCGCTGTGGAAAAAGCTCGCCGGACAGCGTTTCAAACGCTGGCGACCGCGACCGATCAAAACACCTTCGGGGGACTCGCAGGTCGCATTGGTCTTGAGACGGTGGCCCGCTACCGGCTTTCCGAGGCTCGAATCAAGAGCTACATCAACCAAGCCTACCAAGCTGCGATCGACCACCACAATTTTGTGGCCCGCCGCGAGACTTATGACAGAGCGGCGCTGACTTTTACTCCGTTGAGTGGAAACACCGATACTTTCAACGCGGTCATCCCCGCCGAGGTGGTTCGACTCATTGTGCTGTCTTACATCGCCAATGATCAAGCTGCGGCCCCAATGGCGGGCCCTCTGACCGCTTTGGCTGAAGCCCAACAACGCTAATGGAAAATCAACAGCAAGCCGCTGATCCTTACCGCGCTGAAGCCTTCGGACTTCTGGAGCGCAACATCGCCGCCGTGGTGGAGAAAGAGCGAAGCTCCGTCACGGGCGAAGTGGGGCGGCTGCACAACGAGCTTGCCACGGGGCTGAAGGTGCCGACCTCGCGCATGACAAAGCTGCTCAACCAAGCGGTGAACGATGCGATCGCCCACCAGAAATTCCTGCAAAAGCCGGATGATGACGACTTCGCCGCGCCGCCTGTGACTTTTGAGATCAAGCGTTCGCTGGTAGAAAGCTATTTGGCTTCGCTGGAGGGGGCCGCGGAGGTCGCCCTAGGGCTGAAGAAAACCGCGCTTGATCTGATCCAGCGCGATGTGGAGGCGCACGAGCAGACGCTCCGCCGCACCACCCGCTACGATCTTTCGCTCACCTCGCCGAACAGCTTCGGCTACCACTGGGGCCGTGTGGGTCTGGGCTTCGAGAACTCGCTGACCTTCTCAAACAACGCGATCAAGCGGGCGGTGACAAGCGCCGAGGAATCCCTGATGAACTCGGGCAAGTGGGTCGGCACGATTGCCGAATACACCTTGACCGTCTCCAACTCCGGCGAGGTTTTTCTCCCCAGGGAAATCGAGACCGTGTTGTTTGTCTCTTTCGATGGCGACCCACGCCCCGTCCATGACCGGTTCGCGGAATACATGACCGGCGGCACCGGCATCCGCACAACGGATAACCCTGGGCGCAGTGGTTTCTCGGACCTTGGCGACATGGTGGACCCCCTGGATGGCAAGACGAAGCGCAAATACTTTGTAACCGTGCCGCAAGAAAACAAGGCAACCGTGATCTGCTACCTCGCGAAACGCCGCTTCGTGCCGCATACGAGCGACTCGGAGCCCATGTATCTCAGTAACTATGAAGCAGTCGCCCAAACGGCCATGGCAATTCTGACCAACGGGCAGCAGGGGAACTATGAAGCCGCGAAGCAACTCCTCGCCGCGCAGGTTTACCAGCAATACTTCAAGCCTCAACTTTATGGGGTTCACAACAAACCAGTGCTTGCCTTGCGCTAGGGCATGGTGTAATAACATCGAAGGTTATTAAATGGAAACTGCACTCGAACCCGCGCCAAACCAACCGCTCGAAAGAGTAACGCCGCTGGATGTGCTGGAGGCCGAGATGAGCAAGCACCCACAGGTGGATTGTCCTTTGGTTCACCGCTTCACCCCAGGGCTTTATATCCGAGAGATATTCATGCCTGCGGGGTCTTTGATAACTAGCGTCTTGCACAAAACTTGCCACCCTTTTGTCATCTCCAAGGGTGATGTCTCGGTTTACGAGGAAGGTCGGGAAGTAGGCCGTTACCAAGCACCTTACACAGGGGTTACTCAGCCAGGGACGAGGAGACTGCTTTATATGCACGAAGACACGATTTGGACGACTTTTCATCCAACGGACAAAACCGACCCTGATGAAATCGTTCAGGAAATCACCGAAACGGAAATCAACCCGTTGCTCCCTAAAAACTTTATACAGGGCTGGAGACAAAAGCCGGATCAACCACTCATTCAGGAGGTAACGCCATGAGTATGGTAGCTGTTGCTGTTGTTGGGGGCGCGGCGATCGTGGCCGGAGGGGCGGTCGCAGCAGGGGCCATGCAGTCCGACGCCACGCGGAAGGCCAATGCTTCATCCACCTCGGCTACGAATAGATACATGAAGCTGGCCTCGGCAGAAGCCGAGCGGGGCTACGGCGACATGATGGCGGCGATCGGGAAGTTGGAAAAAACACAACCCAAGCTCTCAGGCACCTACATCGACCGCACGGGGAAGCTCGTGGATCAATACGGGAAAGAAGTCAACAAGGCCCTGGGGAACTTTCCTGATTACTTTACAGGTGTTTCTGGGGTCGTTGACAAAGCCGATCAAAATGTCGCCGATTACGAGACGCGCTCTAAGAATCTCATCAAGGATTCGGCGAATCAGACTTACGACTACAACCTTTCAAGGTTTGATGATTTCGCGGATTTTGCAACCCGTCTGAGCGAGGAGAACCAGAAAATCCGGTTGAACCTGGCCCGAGCGGCGACCCCGATGTTCGACGAGACCCGTTCGCAGATGGCGCTGAATGACTTGCAGGGAACCCAAGGCATCATGTCCGCCACTACGGAATCGGCGATTACTAGAGCCGCCGCGCAGAGGGGGCTGGCAAGCGGAACAGGGGCAGGAAGCCCGCTCAAACTGAACTCGGAACTTCGCCACATAGGACTTGCTGTTGACGCAGAAAAGAATGCCGCGGCAGAAAGATTCCAAGCTCGTCAGCTTCAAGACTACAACACGCTGGTCGCAGGAACCCAAGTCGGGATGAATGATGTTTACAACTGGATGGGGCTCAATGTGAACAAGGTCATTGATGTCAACAACGAGAACAGTTGGAATCTCTTCCAAGCCCAGAAAGTGCCTCTCGACTACAAGATGGTGGGGCTCAACACCGCGCTGGACAAGCGGTTCGATCTTGCCACGAACAAGGCGAGCTTCCTCCACACGACCTACTCCAATGTTTACGGGCAGGAAAGCGAAACCGCTCGCGCCGTGGCGGCTGCGGAAGCGGCAGCGGCAGAAGCCCGCACGAATGCCAAACTCGGCATCGCCGGACAGGGCCTCACAAATGCCTACAACAACGCCAATCGCACTATGGCTTCGGGGCTTGCCAACGCGCAACTCGTAAGCAATGCCTCGTCCACCATCGGCGGGTCACTGATGGGGGCGGGAATGGCAGGAGCCGGAGGGGGGTCAGGAGGGTTTTCGTCTTACGGACAGATGACTCAACACACCGCCCCCGGCACAACGGGAAGCTATGTCCAGGGATCAGGGTGGGTTCCTAGGGCGACAGCCGCTTAATTTATGAGAGGATTCGATGTTCCAATAATCAACCCTTCTACGGGAGCCAGTGAATACGGGGCCAACATCTCCCAGTGGGATTGGAAGCCTTTTGACACGGCCATGAAAGCGGCCAAGACGACCTACGACATGGTCCAAGGCAACAAGGAAGAAAAGCGCCAGCAGGAGGAGTTCGAGATGGAAAAACTCCTCTTTCCTTCCAAGCAGAAGGCCGCAGAGCTTCAACTCACCAAGATGCAAAGCGAGATCAACGAGAATAATGCCAACGCAGAACGGCTCAAGGGGATGTATGACTCAAAAATTTTAATGGGTTCTGGCGTCTCAGGCTCTTTCGTTAATGAAAGATATGGTGATCTCTTGAAAAGCTCGCGGCTTTTTAGTGATTCCGCACAGCCTGTGACACAAACGCCCCAGGGTAACTCTTTTAGTTTAGACTCTGATACTACATTTTTTTAACCTATGGCGTGGAATCTTGCAGACCAACTTAATACCGATATGGACTCAGAGTCGCTTTTCGACAGCCTGCCCTCTGCGGTGGATCAATTACGAAAAGAAGAAGCTGTAAGGGTCATTGATTCAGGGGGTGATCTCAATGAAAACTCAAAGGGATCATTTGTTTCGGGGTCTAATATCGCCCCCTTGGAAGACATTAAAACCAGAGCCTCCGCAAACTCGGAGTCACGGCGGGTAAAAGCGGAAGAGACCAGCAACCCACTCGATAACTTTGAGCCCGTTAAACAAGCTCCTCAACCTAAAAAAGAACTCACGATCGGAGAAATCGTGGCAGATGGTTACAGCTTAATAGGACAGGTTCAAAAACTCAAGAACGGTAGAACTGGAGCGAATGCCCGAGAAGTCGCCCGAGAAAAAGCTATCGACGAGCAATTTATCGGTCAGGTGTATGGTCGCATGGGGGACTTGTTTGAGGAGCGGAACATGGATCGCAACCTTGTTAGTAGGCTGGGGGCTCTGCCAGGGGGAGGCTACCGCACTGCGGAAGAGATCGACCGAGTGGATCGCATCCGCCGCGAGGGGGCTGTGCTAAAGGACGACAACGGGAATGAAGTCGTTATTGAAAAAGGACTCGACTGGGATCGGGCGTTTGAAGCGGATAAACTTGTGTGGGCTCAAGAGTTAAAATCCCGAACTAAAGCTGGGGCTGCTGGGGGTGATCCTTGGGAAGCGGCTGATAAAGCTGCTACTGGACTAAAAACCGCCATGGAAAATTTGACCGCAGCGCAGGCTTCGGGAAACCAGCAGGCGACAGATTTGGCGCAGTCCAATTTCGAGTTGGCGGAGCAGCGGCAAAATCAAGTTACCAACGGTGTCTATTTCCGAAATAAACACAGGGGCATTCAACAGAATCTCGCAACGGCGATAACCCACTTGAATAATCCGAAGGTGAATTACAAGGGTGTGGCTTACGACCAAGTCGATAAATCTAAACCGGAGGACAATTTATCGAGCAATGATTTCTTTGTGCAAGCGGCCACAAAGGGGATGATGCCTACAGTTACCAGAACGCCTACGGGCTTTAATACTGACGCGTTAGAAGAATATGTGAACTATTACGGAGTCGATAGGACACTGACCGCTGCATACAATGAAAAAGGCGGGTTTGATTTTTTTGAATACTCCCACAAAGACAAAAAACTCACACCCCTTTTAGGAAAAGCGGCTGAAGCCCCTTTGCCAAAAACCGAAAGCACTTCAGGGATTGATAAAGCCCTTCAAGAAATCGAAGCCCGTGAAGCGGTAAGCTCTGCAAAGAGCCGCGAAGCGGAAATCGCAGAGATTGACGCGGAAATTGCAAGAGTTTCTTCCCTTATGACAGAGCGGCGTGAAGGCGGATTTATGCCGTCTGGATACTCGGCCCCTGTTTCGGGCCGCGCAAAAACTAAAGAAGAATTGCAGCAATCAAAACTGAAGATTCAAAAATTGGAGCAACGCAGAGCAATGCTTCGAGGCAAATAATTTAATTAAAATGATTATTCCTTACGACCAAGTTGAGGGCTATGAAAACTACACTCCAACCCTTAACGAAGAGGAAGATAAAGAAAACCTAGTCCCTATCTCCAGCGTCCCCATGAAAATGCGGGAGGACCTTTCCCTAGGGGAAGAATTCGGGCGCGGGTTTGACCGCGGGTTGCTCCAAACCAAGGGGCTTGGCCTCGGGTTGGTGGGGGCCCTCGGCGAGGCGGCGGGGTTGGATGATGTCGAGGAGTATGGCTACACCGGAGCGCAAGAGGCGATGCAGGCTGCGGCGGCTCCTGAACTCGCAGGTGAGGTAATGAGCATTTTCGATGTGGGGTCCCCTGGGGACTTCATGCACTACGCGGCAGGGATCATGGGTTCGCAGGTTCCGAACCTGGCGATCTCGGCTGTGACCGGCGGCGTGGGTGGTATGGTCGGTAAGCGGGCAGTCTCCGCGGCGATCACCGAGGCTTTGGAAGCCAAGACGAAGCAACTCGTGGGCGAGGGCGTGGCAAAGGAAGTCGCCAAGCGGCAGGCGCAAGTGGCGCTCTCCCGTGAGATGGGCGTGAACATGGTTGAAAAACTCGCTGCCGAAAAAGCGGCGCAGATTGCCGCAACCAAAGCAGGCATCGGCGTGGGCGCGGCGGCTTCTGGTGTAGGCATGGAAGTTGGCTCGATCTACTCTGAGACCCGCGATCTGGGGCTGGCTGTGAAATACGGCGTGCCTGCCGGATTGGTGGAAGGTATCACCACCCGATACTTTGGCGGCAAAATCGTGGATGCCATCGAAGGGACGGGCGGGAAGAAGGGGCTCATGGCGGCGGGTCGAGAAATCGGAAAGGGTATCGGCATTGAGTCCGCGCAAGAAGGCGTGCAGACCGCGCTGGAGTTGCAGGCTCTCGAAGAATCTGGCGTGAAGCCTGGGTTCAAACTGTTTTCGGAAGAAGGTGCTAGGGGGGTAATCGAGGGAGCCGCGGCTGGCGCAGTGATGGGCGGCGGCATGGCGACAGGGGTTCAGGGCTTGAAGCTGGGCCTGACTCCGCTGACACAGCGGGCGCTACAAGATGTCGAGACGGGGCTTCCCCCAGGGACCGAGACCCAAGGAACCGAACAGCAGGACACGACCGACGAGGAGAAATTTTACAACTTCTCACCAGACGCAGTGGTAATCGACGATGGTGACGATGACCCGATCACGGCCCGTCGTTTTACGATCGGCACGGAGAAGGGATGGGCAATCGACAACCCGACCGAGGAGATGCAGCGCCGACTGGTTCCCCTAGGGAACACCGGCAAAGTGGCTCTCGTGGACGGGGGCAAAGACTGGGGCAGTGCTCTCAAGCTCATCTTGAACAACGGCGGACGAGTGCGGAACATCGACCCCTCGATTTTGGACAACCGGATGGATGACGATGACGGAGAGTATGTGGGCTTGTCCTCGTTCACGCAGGACAACAAGCTGGGGGCTGGCACAGGGCAACAACAGGGGAAAGTGCAGGGCACGGACCTTGAGATCGACGCCGAGCAGCGTGCTTTCGAGGACCAGTTAATTTCAAAATACAGCCAGCTAAACAATGTGCTGAATGCTACGGAGTTGTTGGAATCCACAGGGGTAATGCCCCAGGGTTCGTTCACCGGCTCCGAACGGGAGGCTTTGGGGGGAGGGCTGAATCAAGACGAGCGAGCAGCGATTCTTGCGGCGGTGCCTTCAAGGGAACTGACAAAATCCAAAGCCCAAGTGGAGCGGCTGATCCGCGAAACGGAAGAAGCTGCGGCAAAAGAGGGGACGACTCCAGAGCTTGAGCGGCAGTTGAACTTCCTCGCCGATGTGCAGGGGAGGATCGCAGATTTCGAGAACCTCAAAACAATGCAGCAAACTCTGGGGCGCAAGCCGCTGGAGGGCGCGGCCCCTGGGGATTTGTCGGCAGGCGTTTCCAAGACTGACGCGAATGCGGAGAAACTGGCGGAGTGGAGCCGGATCGTGGAC